GTTCGCATTACCCTGTTGCGGGGCTTCCGGGAAGGACCCGCGACCGGCCACCGAGGGCGTAGGAGACGCGGCGACGCCAACTGAATGCGAGGCCTCGACGCTGCGCGCGCTGATCTTCATCTTCGGGGAGACGGGGCGATGTGAGGCTGTCATTGGCCGGGGTGCTCCCGTTGCCAGTCGTCGCGGCAGGCCGCATCGCACCAGCGACGGCCCTCATTGAGAGGCATGTCGCACTGCAGGCAGCGGCCTTGCGCGGCTGGGCCGGGGGGCGCGCGGCGGGCGGCGTTGATGGCGCGGGCGGTGTCGGTTTGTTCTCGCTCTTGAGCGATGTCGATCTGGTCAGCCATGGGTTCCTCAGCGAAGGGCGCGGGCGAACTCGCGCGCGATGATTCCGGACAGGTCGACGCTTCGCGCGACCTGTTCGAGGTCGATGCGTTTGCGGTATCGGGTGGATCGGACGAAGAGGAATACGGGGGCGATATCGACGCCGTGCGTGCCGCGACGGCTCCAGATGCCAGCGGGCAGGTGCTGATAGCGGCCTGACTTCCAGGTCGTACGGCCGGTGACCTCACCGCGACCGCGGCTGATGAAGTACTCGACGCCGTTGATCTTCAGGAAGCCGGCTTGACCGCGCTGCTTCTTCGCATGTCGTGCGCGGCTGCGGTCTGTGGCGTTGGCCTTGTAGCCCTGCTCGCCGAACGCACCGAAGTAGCTGATGAGCTGCACGATCAGGCCGGGGCTGACGTTGCCATAGGCGTTGAGTTTGGTACCGCCGCCTGGCACGACATGCCAGCCGCGCGGCAGCACGCCGATGCGGTTGAGTGCGCGCTCGAAGCCGCTGAACTGCGGGTTCGCCCCGGTGAACTGGTGACCGATGGTGTCTTCGCGCGACAAGCCGGACTTGTTCGGGTCACTGTTCAGGCGCACGCGGGCGAGGAAGGGCGAGCCGGTAGGCCCGAAGCCTGGTGTCGGGCGGCCGAAACCGGGCTGGCCAACGGCAGGATTCGAAGTGCCGCCCTGCCCTGCTCGGTCGATGACAAAGCCGCGAAGGGTGTAGGGGGTCGGGCGATCGAACCGCGATTCCATCTCGGCCTGCAGCGCCTTGCGGTACGCAAAGGCGGCATTGTTGAGCGCACGGGTAGCCGCTGCCGGCACACGCGTGCGCTGAAGATCAGTCAGGAAGCGGTCGACCTCGGACAGATCGAACTGGACGTCGATGCCGATCACGCGACGCGCCTGGCTGACTGCAGGCGCTGCAGCGTGGCGATCGCCGTCGCCAGCTGCGCGCTCGTCGTCTCGATGATCGAGGTCACGCGGTCGACCTCTTCCTCGCGAGTGACCGGGCGCACTTCGTAGCCCACGTCAGCACCGATGAACTGGAATGCGGCGTGGAAGCCGGCGTCGCGCGCGGCGCGCAGGATGAACAACACCTGCGAAAGCTCGAGCTTTTCCGAACGGCCGGCGTTGAGACAGTCCTGCAGCAGCCGCGCTGCAGCGTCGGTCGTCTTGTCGGGCCAGAGCATCGGACCGACCTTCTTCGGCCCGCCAATCGCCCGGACAGCCTCGCGCAAGGCGTCTTCCGGGCCTTCGAAGAACGGCATTTCAGTCTGCATTCCGACGCCTTCCGAAAATGTCGGAACGTGTCGGAAAGACGCGCTCCGGGCAAAAAAATAGACTGGTCGCCATGGACATCACCGCAATCAAACATGAACGCAGCACCCGCCCCGATACGACCGGGACGGGCGCCGCGCAGCGCATGACCGCTTGGGGAATACCGGCCGGAGCCGGCGGCGAGGAGGCCGGGATCATGGGATGCGCCGTGCCTGGGAAAAGGGCGAGCCCTCGCATGCCGGTAGAATGGCAGCGCCACCCACCGACTCATCCGACACGGAGGACTCATGAAAACGGCTATCGACAGTCAAGAGGTTCGAATCAACTGCCCGCATTGCCGCAAGGAACTGAAGCAGAGCATCGGACGGCTGAAGATGAACCCGAAGGTCCGATGCCCCGCGTGCGGGCAGGACATCCAGATCAAGGCGGATCAGCTTCGACGCACCGCCGATGCCGCGCAAAAACAGATCGACGCGCTCGGGAAAGCGTTCGGCAAGCTGAAGTAGCTCGTCAAGCGCGCCTTGAAGCCGCGCACCTTCCGCGAAGATATGAAGGTCACTCACAGTGCGGGGTCCCTTCGTCTGCGGATGGGCGACACGCACACACGGACTTGATCCGCAGCATCTGTGCCTCGGCGCGAAGGGAACTTGCCTCCAGAGCGCTGATGGCCGAACCGCGGGCTTCGAGTTGCTTGGCCTTAGCCAGCAACTCGTCCGCCCTCGCGCGATCGACCCGTCGCTTCATGCAGGCATACCGATGCTGACAATCTGTCTGCGAAACACGCGGCGCGCTGCCGCTTATCCATTCGCGCAACATCCGGCAGATTTCGTCCGGGGAATGCACGGGTGCATAGCGCTCGATGCACTGACCACCGGGCGCGTGGATGCTCAGGGCGTAGCCCGTGCGGCGTACATCTATCGCGGCCACGCATCCTTCGCGTGCGTAGTCGTCGGTGAAGAAGTGGGTACCCATAGGCGTGCTGCTCACGGGCGCGCCCTCGCCTTGCGCTTTTGGAGCACGTCAGACCAGAAAAATCCGGCTTTCATCGCTGGCCAGACGAAGAGAGCACCCACGACGGTTCCGAATACGATGAGGACCACGTCGACCACCGTGTTGATCGTTCGCATGTCAGGCCGCCTTGTGGATCGGCATCAGTCGGAACGCGCGCCTGGCGCGGGCCGCACCTGGGCGGCGGCGAGGCGAATGGCCGGCTTTTACGGGCGACAAACAGACGGACGGGAAAACGAACACGACACGACTGGAATCACTCATGGACATCACCTCGCTTAACGCTCAAGAAATCGACGACCTCATCGCTCGGCTGGCACGGCGCCGCAGCGAGGTCATGCCGCGCGTTGCACTCTCGGCACGCGATCTCGGCGACACGCCGCTCAACCTGTGCGCCGACCCTACGGTGGGACTCATGCGCACCGACGCAGGGCGAATCGGGCTGCTTCTGCGACACGACGGACTGGGGTGGATCGCCTACGAGTTCAGCGATCACAAGGCCCATTGGCTTGGAAACGAGCTTCTGCGGGCTGCCCGGGTAGAAGGACCAGTCGCCGACTCCGAGGCCGCTAAACGTGGTGACACGAAGCACTGACATGTCACGCCACCTTCTCGGGGCAGGTGTCGGACTGGCTCGCGCCATTGGTCGCACGGGAACTGCCTTCAGCCTCCTCATTACCCTCGAACACATGAGGATGCGCCAGCTGCAGATACATAAGGCGCGCACGCGGGATGTGGTTGCGCTGCTTCCACTCAGAGACCGAGGGCGGCTCAATTCCAAAAATTTCTGCGACGGCCGTAGTTCCACCCAAGCGCGCGATGACGTCGGAGACATTGATTTCCGGTTTCATGGCGCAATCTTAGGCGCACCTAATCTTCGAGTCAAGGCAAGCCTAACCCCGAGGGAATTAGGCTTCCCTACATGGGCACCCTTTCAGAACGAGTAGCCGCAGCACTTGCAGAAAGCGGACGCAGCCAAGCAGAGTTGGCGGCCGCCTGCGGGTTGAAGGCTGCGTCCGTGAATGACTGGCTTTCCGGAAAGACACGCACGCTCAAGGCCGCCTCGGCTCACCGGGCGGCATCCTTCCTCGGCGTGAATATTCTCTGGCTCACCGAGGGCCGAGGGCCGATGAAGATATTGGAGCGCCAACATACCGACCCGGCTGATAGCGCCTTACGCACCGCCGTGGAGAACAGCGTGATCATCCCCCTGAGCAACGCATGGGGGTCTATGGGCTTGGGCGCACCGAGACCGGAGAATGAGGTGATCGTCGGCGGCGTCGCGATCAGCGAAACCTGGCTACGCCAGTCTTTGCCGCGCATCAGCCATCCTTCGAAGCTCGCGATGATCACGGCTTTCGGGCACAGCATGGCGCCCACATTCGAGGACGGAGACACACTGATCGTCGACCGAGGTATCGACCAGATCAAAGACGACGGAGTGTTCGTCGCTGCATACGATGATGAGATTTACATTAAGCGGTTTCAGCGAAGACCTACGGACAAAACCCTGCTGATGAAATCCGACAACCCGCACTATGAAACAATCGTGATCGACGCAGGCAAGCTCAAGTTCGAGGTTCTGGGCAAGGTCGTGTGGGTATGGAACGGGAGAAAGCTTTGATCGGGCTAAAAAACAACCTGAGGACTGTAGCCTTCGCAGTTTTAGGGATTTCCGTCCTCGGTGTGCTCATGCGCTGGGAATACACTTCAGCCTTGATGCCCTTTGGGCTCATCCTTCTAGCGGTGTCTTTTGCTATCCGAGGAGAAACCACAGGAAGCAGCTTCATCTGCACGCGATGCGGTGTTGTGCAAGACCCTGCGACAGCTGTGAAGGGCAGCATGCTCATTGAGCTAGTACTGTGGCTTATGTTCATCGTACCCGGCCTCATTTACTCGCTCTGGCGACTGTCGAGCAAACACACCAAATGCCGTGCCTGTGGCGCAACTGAGCTGATCCCTATGAATTCGCCAGCCGGCCAGAAGCTCTTGCGCGACTTCGAAAAGTGATTGTTGGGCCCATAGTCGCTGTGGTAGTGGCCGTCTCCGACGGAGACACCTTGACAGCGCGCCCCACCGATGGCTCTCAGATGAAAATTCGCGTGGCAGAAATCGACGCGCCAGAAAGCCGGCAACCCTTTGGCGCGGCGTCGAAGCGGTCGCTCTCCGACCTGTGCTTCAACGTGCGCGCCGAGATCCAACCACAGAAGACGGACCGCTACGGCCGTACCGTCGCCCGCGTGACATGCCGAGGCAAGGATGCGAGCGCCCACCAGGTGCGCACCGGCATGGCCTGGGTGTTCGACCGCTATTCAACAGACCAAATCCTGTATCGCGACCAAGACGAAGCGCGCGCAGCCGGCCGAGGGCTCTGGTCTGAACCCGCACCAACACCACCTTGGGAGTGGCGCCGACGAAAGGTGCCATAAACAAAACCGCCTATTAAGCCCGCCTCGCGCGGGCTTTTTTTCGCCCTGCACCAACCCTCTGTATCACTTTCGCCGTCATCCAAAAGGATGACCTAATTTAAAAGTTAGGCGCACCTATTGACTAAACGATTAGGCGTGCCTAATCTACATACCAGAAACACGGAGGACGCCATGCCCGACCTGACCGCCACGAACGACGAGTTGCGCGCTGCCTTTCAGGACAGTGGTCTGTGGCGAGAAGGATGGACCTTCGAGCGGGCGCAGGCGTGCCCGCTGGTGTGGCAGTCGCTGCAAAACATGGTGCGCGCCAGGCGGCGGAACGCCGAGCGCGCGGGCAAACCGATGCCGGCGCAGATGGCGCTGATCTGAGGGAGGAGGGAACGATGGATATCGCACTGCGGCTGATCATGCGCCGCCTCGACGACCAGCTGCTCGAACACCTGCGGGAGCACTGCGCAGAGCAGGCGGCGCGCATCGACGAACTGGAGGCGCAGGTCGAGCGCCTGCGCAAAGACGCATGGGACGCAGACCAGCGCGCCCAGATGTGGATGGACATGAACCACCTGCTCAATGAAGACAGCCACCCGCCCGGTCACATTGGCATCACCACCGACGGCAGCATCGTGCTGCTGCCCCCGGAGCCAGCAGCAACTGAAGCGCAGGTGACGGCATGACTGCCCGACTGCGCGCGAAGAACCGTGAGCGGGTGCTGCGTTTGATCGAGGCCGCCGGACAACAGGGCGTCAGCACCGAAGCGCTGTCAGCCCAGGCGGGCATGACGCCGCGCGCCGTGGTGTCGCTGTGTCGAGAGCTTCAGCAGGGTCAGATCGTGGTTGCCGTCAACGGATGCCGACACGAGGGCGGCCGGCCAGTCATCTGGCGCGAACTGACCGCGCCCACACCGCTCGCCGCCCGTTTCCCTTTCCGCCCGCTGCGCACGCCGCGGCCCACCGTGATTCCGGTGCGAGCCGGTGGCCGGCTCGCACCGGACATACGCGGCGACGCCCGTGTGAGCTTCGGCCCCTACGCCTCGAATCCGTTTCACCCCACAAAGGAGGACTTCGCATGGTGACCGCCCTGCGCGCGGCCTGGCTGCGCTTCAACATCCGCCGGCAGGAAGTGCGGCGGCAGATCGCTCACGACGATGCGCAGCATCACCGCGAGCGTGCGCGTGACGCGGCGGCGAAGAAGGCCGACGCCGCGGCGCGCATCGATGCAGCAGTGGGCGAACTTGCCCGCATCGAACGCCGCATGACGGTGCGTCGCATCGAAAGGGCACGGCCGTGCTGACCGTGCTTTTCGACCCCCTGAACTTCAACCTCTTTCAGGTGCTGGTGCTGATGCTGGTCACCGCCGTGATCGGCTGGGTAACTGGCGCCGCATGGGCTGGCGACCGCCGCGAAGAGACCGACCTGCATTACCAGGGCCGCGACATCCAGGACGAAGCGCGCCGCGGCCTGATCGAGCGCAGGCGGCAGCCTCGCCCGCCGCACGTGAGGCAGACGAACGTGGCCCGCCGGTCGATGGCGCACGAACCGAACCGGGAATGGCTGCGATGAACGCCGGCATCGATCGAGACCGCTACCGCGCCGCGCTGCTGACCACCGTGGGCGGCGAGCCCTGCACGGATCTGGACGGCGAGCGGCCCGGCGTATGGCTGCCCGAAAGCGCATGGAACGCCTTGGCCGACATCGTCATGGCGCAGAGCGCCGTCGACGTGACTGCCGTGCTGAAGAACTGAGGACGCAATGAGCATCGAGCACCTACCCAAGCCGTCCGACGTGCTGCCGCTGGACATCCAGATCGCGCTGCGCATGGCCGTCGCGCGTCGGTTTGACGCGGCCGGCGCGTGGATCAAGCCCGGACCGAACGAACAGCAATCGACGGTCGCGCGCATCGACAAGATCGTCGCCGAGGCCCGGAAGCGATACCCGCACGGGTTTCGCACCGACTGAACCGAATCCATGAGAGGGGGCGAGGCGGTGCAGTCAGCCGCTGGTGAAGGCATGACGCGCGGGCAGTACCTGCCAGGGGGAGCCGCGCAACAGAAGGTGAAGGGACCGTCGTTTGCCCTGGTCACCGCCCCCGTTACGAGCGCCGCGCAAGCGGCATGTGCAACAGCGCCGAGAACCCCGCGGCGGCGAGGCCTGCCCTTCCAGGCCGGACTGCTGCGGGAAACGAAAGGAATCGAGACCCATGGACATTGAGTTGAGGCGCGGCGAAGCGCTGGTGCTGATAGGCGAGCNAGGCAGTGGAAAGACCACCCTCGCACGACAGATCGCAGAGCGGCACGGCACNTACCTTGAAGTCGACGTGGACGCCTTCGGTGACCCGCTNGGGCTGGACGAGGTGATCAGGTCAGCCCCGCAGACNGTGATTGTCGACGGCTTTCCCGATGACGATCGGGCACGCGAGCGCGTGAAGCAACTCNTNACCGCCCCTCACCTGAAGGTCGGGATGAAGGGCAGCGAGCCGATCACCAAACCGACACCCAACTTCATTTTCTGCACATGTCGGATGGACTTCCTTCTGCCCGATGGCGGACGCCGCTTCCGCGTCGTCACCCTGCCGCGGCCCCACTGATCACCGCGCCACGTAGCCGCGACCCGCTGCGCACTCACAAGGATTGAACGAATGGAGAACCAGCACCAGCACATCAAGGGCTATCGCGATCTGTCGCCCGAAGAGATCGCGCTGATGAACGAGGGCAAGGCGCTGGCCGAGCAGTGCGGCGCGTACATCGAGAAGCTGCGCGCCATGCCGGCGACCGGCGCGAACGGGATTCCGTTCATGACCGACGCCGCGGACAACGCCCCCGCACAGCCGAGCCTCGATCACCGCTGGATCAGCATCGGTGCCACGGACCTGCAACGCGGCTTCATGGCCGTGATTCGCGGCATCGCGCAGCCCACCAACTTCTAAGGACAAGGACATGAGCGTCAGGCCCATCACCGACACGCTGCGCGCCCTGCGCAACGGTCACTTCATCGACGAGGCGAGCGAGGAGCTTGCACGCGTCGTGAGTTCAGTCGCTGAAACCGGAAAGACCGGAAAGCTGGTCATCGAGATCACCGTGAAGAAGGCCGGCCAGGGCCGCAACAGCGCCCTGTCAGTGCACGGCGTAGCGACCGCCAAGCTGTCGAAGCCGCCGGTCGACGACACGCTGATGTTCCCGACTCCCGACGGCAACCTGCTCACCGAAGACCCGCGGCAGCAGAAGCTGGACCTGAAGGTTGCCGCCGTACCGACCGCCGACAGCGTGACGTCGTCCGCCGCTGCCGGTTCCTGATCACCACCACCCAGAAGGAATACACGTGAATCACGAAACGGAGAACATCGCCCAGACCGTTGCTGCCGTGGCGAAGCAGCCCATCGTGCTGCTGGACGAGGATGCACTTGCACCGCACCGTAAGGTCATCGCACTGCCGCACGGCTGGACGTACGACGTCATCGACGAGGAAAAGAACCAGCCGCATCCGCGTCGCGCGGTCGGCACGTTCAACTTCGACGAGATCGACAGCTTCGCCGCCTACGTCAATCGCCACGGGGAGCTGGAGGGCACAACGGTGTGGTGCAAGGCCGACTTTCCCAAGGGGCAACTGTACTTCCGCGCCGTTCTGGATGACCACGACAGCACGGGCATCCCCGGTCATCGCGAGTGGATCGCCGGATGGGAGCCTGCGAAGAGCGAGGAATGGAAGGAGTGGACGACCAACAGCGGGAAGCAGATGTCGCAGGTCGAGTTCGCCTACTTCATCGAGCAGAACCTGAAGGACATCGCCACGGCCGAGGGCTACCCCAGCGGCACCCAGATGCTGGCGATGGCCACCAACCTCGATATCACACAGGACTCCAAGTTCAAGAGCCAGGCGAAGCTGCAGAGCGGCGGCGTGCGGCTGACCTACATCGAGGACTCTGACGAAGCGACCGAGAAGGCGATGGAGATCTTCAGCAAGTTCGCCATCGGCGTGCAGGTCTTCCGCGGGGCAGAGGGCTTTCGCATCGACGCGCGTCTGCGCTACCGCATGAACCAGGGAAAGCTGACCTTCTGGTACGAACTCATCCGCCCCGACGTCACGCTGGAAGAGGCTTCGCAGAAGCTGGTGCTGCAGCTGCGCGAGAAGGTCACTGCCCTCCCGCTGTTCTTCGGTCTGCCGTCGTCGAAGTGATGCCGAGCGCGGACACCCTCGCCACGGCCGCGTGGCTTTTCGCCAGCACCTTCGCGCAGGTGTTCGCGCTCGGACTGCAGAGCCTGAACGTCAACGGCGGCCACTACGCCGCCGACATCTTCCCCGGCTACTTCGACGGGCATGTGTGGATCGACTGCACCGGCTGGCCCTGCCGTCAAACAGTGATTGCCTGGGCCGACCTCCCGGCCGGTTCGAGGGCAGCACGATGAGAAAGCGCGGCGCCCACATCAAGCACGTGGCGGCCCTGCCCGGCCGCGCACGCGACTGCGTGTCGCTCGAAACCGAGCACTACATCGCGCTGCAGTTTCTGGGAACCCCCAACTTCGGCCGCGACCAGGTCGCCAGCATCGGCGCGGCCGCCTACATGGTGCGCGAGATACCGCGAAGCCGGATCGGGGATGTCGCTCACCGGCACGCAGCGGCCGTGATCCGCACGCTGAACGAAATCATGGACATCGCCGACCGCACCGGCCGGGTCGAGGTGAGCACCGCCAGAGAGGCCGCGCTGCGCGCCTCATGCCCTATCGTGTTCCGTGCCCTTGAGGGCGCACGCAACAGCGACATCGCCCGCGCCTCGCTTGCCGTGCTGGCCATGCAGCGGCGGATGGTGGCGCAGGCCCAGGTCATGGGCGCAAAGCCATGAACGCCGCCACCCACCGCAAAGACCTGATGAAGGCCCTGCGCGCCAACGCGCACCGGCATGACCTGTGGTCCGTCTGGTCCGACTTCGTCGGCATGTGCGCCATCGCCCTGAGCAACACGGTCGACCTGCGCCAGCGCGCCGAGCGCGAAGCGGAATACCTGCGCATCGTCGGTCGGTACCGGGCTGACGAAGTCGAGCGCTTCGCGCACGCGCTGGGCTCGCTGCAGCTGTGCTTCCACACCGGCGGCCACGACGACGTGCTGGGCAGCGTGTTCATGGAATTGGAACTGGGCAACAAGTGGGCCGGCCAGTTCTTCACGCCCTACCACCTATGCCAGGCGATGGCCGCGATGACGTTGCAGGACGCGCGCCAGCGCATCGACCGCGACGGCTTCATCACCGTGCTCGACCCGACCACCGGCGGCGGCGCCATGCTCATCGCCGCGGCCGAATACCTCGTGCAGCAGGACATCGCCGTGCCGCTGCGCATGCACGCCACCGCGCAAGACATCGACGCCAAGGCCGCGCGCATGACCTACGTGCAGTTGTCGCTGCTGGGCGTGCCTGCCGTGGTCGTCACCGGCAACACCCTGACGCTGGAAGAGCGCGAGCGCTGGTACACGCCGGCGCACGTGATGTTCGGCTGGTCGCAGCGGCTGAGCCGGCGCCGGCAGCCAGATGAAGAGCACCCCATACCCATCACCACCGAACCCGCGGCCGCGCGCGAGCCCGTGCAGTTCGGTCTGTTCGAGGAGCAATGCGCAGCATGACCACACCACCGATCACCGACTTCCAGGCCCTCGCTGCTTCAGCGGGCGTGCTCCGCATGTTCCGGGAAAAGCATTTCAGCATCTGCACGCTGGATGCTGTCGCGGCAGCCATCGGCCGAAAGGAACACCTCGCAGGGCGCGACTACGAAGCGCTCCGCGCGGTGCACTGCATGGACTGGGCCGATATGGGCCCGGACCTCGCGCGCCAGGTGCGTGAGGTCTGCTGCCGCATGCTGGGAATCCCCGACACGCAGCCCGTCGTGACCGAGCCGCATGTCCCGCAACCGATGCCAGCGAAGGAAGCGCGGTCGATCCTGTCTCTGCTGTTCAGCCGGGGTGGAGCATGAGCAACGATTCGATCATCAAGGCGCAGGCGGAATGTCTACAGAAGCGCCTGGACGAACACTACGCCACCAAGCCGACCAATCCCAAGGACGCGATCGGCACCAACAAACTGCCGCTTCACCTGTGGCCGACCACCGCCACTGCGCTGGGCTGCGTCGCCTTCGCGGAAGGCATGCTGAAGTACGGCCGCACGAACTGGCGCGAAGCCGGGGTGCGCGCATCGATCTACGTCGACGCGGCAAAGCGGCACCTCGACGCCTGGTTCGAGGGTGAAGAGGTGGCGCCGGACAGCGGCGTGCCGCACTTGGCCAACGCCCTCGCGTGCATCGCGATCATCGTCGACGCCAAGGCCGCCGGGAAGCTGCACGACGACCGTGCCTACAACGGCGTCGGCTATCGCGCGCTGGTGGAGCAGCTGACACCGATCATTGCCCAGCTGCGCGAGCGCCATGCCGGCAACTACCCACGCCACTACACCATTGCCGACAGCGCACAGGACGGTGCGGCATGACGCAACTCACCCAACGCCAGATGCACGACCTCGCCGGCCGGCTGACGCGGCTGAGGATGGCAGCCGCCGAACAGGAAAAGGCCAGCGCCGCCGCGCTCGAAGCGAACAGACGCTGGAACGACGCGCGCGGCCGCTACGCGCGCGAGTGGGCCGACATCGTCCGGGCCTATGGCGAGCGGAATGCGCCCACCTGGATCGAATCGCTGCGCGGGCCGAAGCCCAGCATCGAGGTGACGGCATGATCCTGCACGTCCACTCCGTCAGCGGCGGCAAGGACAGCGCGGCTACGCTGCTGCTCGCGCTGTCGCGTTTCCCCCGCGACCGCGTGGTGCCAATCTTCTGCGACACCGGGAATGAGCACGAGGCGGTCTATGAGTACCTGGACTACCTCGAACAGGCGCTGGACATCCAGATCCACCGCCTGCGCGCGTCGTTCGATGACGAGATTGCTGCGAAACGGATGTTCATCGCGCGGGATCGCCGTGTAGGTCGGCAGTACCCGCGTGCCGTGGTGTTGGACAGCGCAGGGAATCCGGTTCCAAAGCGTGACGCTCGCGGGAGCATCGTCACGAGGACGGTCGTGCGCCGCGGACAAACCGTTGTCGAGGCTGTGCCGAAGACCCGAAAGGTGGGCGGTGGTCGAAAGGTCCGCTGGACGAACACGGCGAAGCGCCGCGCGCTGGAGATCCTGCATCCGACGGGCAATCCATATCTCGACTTGTGCCTCTGGAAAGGGCGGTTCCCGTCCCGGAAGGCTCAGTTCTGCACGGAAGAGCTCAAGACGAAGCCGGCCGTGCTGTTCCAGTTGGAACTGGTCGACCAGGGCCACACGGTTGTTTCATGGCAGGGGGTTCGTCGGGACGAATCGCCGGCACGTGCCAATGCGCTGAAGTTTGAGCGCATCGGGCCGCGCATGTTCGCGTTCCGGCCTCTGGTTGAGTGGTCGGCTGCGCAGGTGTTCGATCACTGCGCGCAGGCTGGCATACAGCCCAACCCGCTCTATCTGCAGGGCTGCTCGCGTGTCGGCTGCATGCCTTGCATCAACGTGGGTAAGGATGAGCTTCGCCAGATATCCGCGCGATGGCCGGAGCACGTTGAGCGAATCGCGCAGTGGGAGCTGCTGGTCGGGCAGGCCTGCAAGAGAGGCTTCTCGACGATGCTGTCAGATGGGCACGAAGCCGCGGACCGTCGCGAGATATTCGCCGACCTGAACATCTATGCGCGCGTCGAGTGGGCGAAGACCAGTCGCGGCGGGAAGCCGTACGACCTGCTCGCGGATCTGATCGAGCCAACGGCGTGCGCGTCTTCGTATGGGCTGTGCGGATGACATGGCTCTACACACCATCGAACTTTTCGCCGGCGTCGGCATGCTTGGCGAGGGAGTGCGAGCCGGGCTCGGATACCTGGGCGTCGAAACTCGCTGCGTCTGCTACGTCGAGCGGGAAGCTTATGCAGCCGCAGTTCTGGCGGCGCGTATCGAAAGCGGCGCCTTGGACTCGGCTCCTGTCTGGTCTGACGTTTGCACATTCGATGCTCGACGCTGGCACGGAGCAGTGGATTGCATCGTTGCGGGATTCCCGTGCCAAGACCTCAGCGTTGCCGGACGGCGCGCAGGCCTGGATGGCGCGCGATCCGGCCTCTTCTTCGAGGTCCTGCGCATTGCCGACGATAGCGGTGCGGAGCTCATCGTTCTGGAGAACGTCGCAGGCATCGCTTCTGCCACCGCCTCCGTTGTGGACGAGGCCGAAGGCGACCTTGACGAGCGCGCAGCCGCCCGCGTCGTGGGAGAACTGGCCGACCGCGGGTGGAACGCGGAATGGCTCACTCTTTCAGCGTCCGACGTGGGCGCCAGCCATGGCCGGGACCGGTGGTTCTGTGTCGCGTGGCGGCACGTGGCTGACGCCGCACGGCATGAGCGGAATGGATTCGAAGACGGGCCGTCCTGGAGCGGGCGGCGAGTTTGCGAAGCAGGCGACGAACTGGCCGACGCCCAGCGCGTCAGTGGCGAACGACAAGGAGAGTCCGGAGTCATGGCACGCGCGGGCAGCAACGCTGAAAGCGAAGCACATGAACGGGAACGGCGCGGGATTGCCGCTGACAGTTGCCGCAGCGCAATGGCCGACGCCCGCAGCCCGCGACAGCAAGGGCGCGAACTCGGAACAGCACTGCACGCTGACAGGGGGGGGCAGGAAGCACATGGATCAGCTAGCGAACTTCGTGGCCTATTCGCCCCTGGCCCAGCAGATAGCCGATGGGCCGACATCCTTGCCGCGCACCCCTACCTCGCGCCGGCTCTTGAATCCGCTTTTCGGAGCGTGGTTGATGGGGTGGCATTCGACATGGGTGATAGCCGATCCGCGCGCCTGCGATGCGTCGGCAATGGCGTCGTACCGCTCCAGGCTGCAGCAGCAGTTGTCGTGCTTGCTCGGCGAGCGGGAACTTTTTGAACGAAAGGATGCAGCATGACCACCGGACGCAACCCGATCCTTATCGGCCAGGCCGAAGAATTCGACCTTGTGCTGCCGCAGGTGCGCGCGATGATTGAGAACGAAGGCGTCTACATCTGTGGCGACACAGTGCATCCGGCCTTCACTGTCCCGCTGGTTTCCTATGACGGCAAGATCCTCAGTCTGGTGGCCGAGGCCGAACTCGACCCGGAGAGGTTCATCCCGTCCTTCACGGCGCACGGCCCGTATCTCGCGAGCACGCACCCCGACGACTTCGCCGTGGACCGCTTCGCCGCCGCGCTGAAAGCAAAGCTGGCGAAGAAGCGCGCCGGGGGCATGAGCGGCTGGGATGACAAGACCGCCTGCTCGGAAGAGCGCCTGCAGACGATGCTGGTCGAGCACTTGACCAAGGGCGATCCGGTCGACGTCGGCAACTTCGCGATGATGCTGTTCAACCGCGGAGAGTCGTGCGCCGCCCCTGCACACGGTCAATTTCGTGACGCCGCGAAGATGATGGCAGACCCGTCAGAGGTGCCGGAGTTCTCAGATTCGGCCCGCGCAGCTCTGCTGTGGGTACTCTGGCATCACCAAGGCGGAAGCAGCCCGGTCGGTCAACCAATCCGCTTCGCGCTTGGCATGGGCCAGCACGAGCGCCTGAGTGATTGGCAGCTGTCCGAAGCAAGGCGCTGGGGGCAACTGCGCGGACTTGCCCCGGGCGCGTGCAGGGACACTGCGCCCGCCCCGGCAGAGGTGCGCGCGGAGACCGCAGAGACGGCTCTTGCCGCAAGCCGGGAGCGCGAGGCGCGGATGTGGGCCGTGCTCGAAACGTGGGTGCGAGCCTTTGAGCACGCCGGGCCGAAACTGACCATCATCGACTTCGACAAGCTGGTCCGCGCCGCACTCGCCGAAGGAGCGCAGGGATGACACAAGCTTCTAAATGGTGCAGTGGGTTGCAACTACTGGAGGACGGACAAACTCGCTGCAAGCACGGACACACAGGCCCCGGAATGTCCGTCTGCCGAGGTATTCGATACACCGAACGGTCGCTCGCCCCCTGCGAACGCGAAGACCTCGAATTTCGCGACGACAAGATGTGCGTCGATGCCACTCAGCGTGATGGCGCGCTCAACATGACCCCGCGCAGGGAGGTGAAGCCGTGAAACGAACCGGACTCTATGCGGCGGCCATCATCGGCGCGCTCGCATCAGGTCATGCGCTGGTATATGGGCCAGCGAAGCGAACGACGGCGCCAAAACCCAGGGGCCTATCCGTGAATGACTGGGCAGCACTCGCAAAGGCCCAGCGCAAGCGCGAGCGGAAGGCAGCGAAGCGTGCCGCCGAACTACACCGGGAGAAGACCCACGAGGTGCGCAATGGCTGAGCACTCGAACATCGAGTGGTGCGACTCGACTTGGAACCCGTGGATCGGCTGCACGAAGATCAGCCCCGCATGCGACCACTGCTACGCAGAGCGCGATTTCGATCTGCGCCTGCATATCGTGCAGTGGGGCGCCGGCCAGGCGCGGAAGCGCACCGGTGACGATAACTGGAAGAAGCCGGGGAAGTGGAATGCGAAGCCGTTCTTCCAGTGCGAGGTGTGCGGGCTGCGCACTGACAACCCGATGCGCGCGCAGTGCAAGGGACCGCACCGGTCGCAGCACATGTGGAAGCCCGCCCGCCGCCGCGTGTTCTGCGCGTCGCTGGCCGACGTGTTCGACAACGAGGTGCCGGCGGAATGGCGCGCCGACCTTTTCCGGCTGATCGAGGAGACACCAAATCTGGACTGGATCCTTCTGACCAAACGTGTCGGTAACGTGCGCGGCATGGCCCCACTGCCATGGATCGGCGGCCCCATCCAGCACGGCCCGGACCCAACGAATATCCACGGCGGCTGGCCCGATAACGTCTGGCTGGGCGCGACGATCTGCAACCAAGACGAGGCCGACCGCGACATCCCGAAGCTGCTGGACGTGCCGGCCGCGGTGCGGTTCGTTTCCATCGAGCCGATGCTGGGGCCGGTCGACCTGACGGACGTCGTTGTCCGCCATGGCGGCGGAACTGAGGACCATTTCTCCGCCCTGTATGACGCTGATGACGACGAGGCCGATACCGCTAGCTACATTGACTGGGTCATCTGCGGCGGCGAGAGCGGCCCGCACGCGCGGCCGATGCATCCGCACTGGGCTCGCGATCTGCGCGATCAGTGCGCCGCAGCTGGCGTGCCGTTCTTCATGAAGCAGATGACCAAGCGGGCCGAGATCCCGGCCGACCTGATGACCAGGGAGTTTCCTCAATGACCAAGAGTACGGGCGTCGGGCGCGGCAACAATCCAGCTTCGCACGTCAAGCGTGCCAGCGGCAATGCACACCACCGCTGGAGTGACGAACGCATGCTCAGCGAGCACGGCTACGTCAAGGTGCGTGTTGGCAAGGACCATCCGCTTGCGGATGCGAACGGCTACTGCTACGAGCACTTGCTGGTATGGGTCTCGGCTGGGCGCGAAAAGCCAGGTCCAGCGCAGTTGCTGCACCACGAGAACGAAGTCAAGACGGACAACCGGCTGAGCAACCTGAAACTGCTCAATCGCGTTGCGCATGCCGCTGAGCACCAGGGCGAACGCATGCTGACCGACGATCAAGTGCGGACCGTGCGTGAGCGCTTCGCTGCCGGCGAGGGCGGCACGGCACTCGCCGCTGAATTCGGTGTTCCGTTCCAGCGCGTCTATCGGATCGTGAAGGGCGAGACACGGCGAGGGGCTGGCGGACCTATTCAGACCGGTTCGCTGCGTGGAAGGAAGAATCCATGACCAGCATCGGCAAGAAGGCCGCCGGCCGCCTGCTCGACGGCCGGACGCATGACGGGTTTCCGGAGACGCGGTCTTGAGCGAATCCATCATCAAACCGAAGCGCCCAACGGGCGAAGGCTGGCGCCGCGTGAAGGGCGTGCAAGCCGTCCCACAACTGGCAGCGATGGGCTTCCCGGCCGAAGCCTGGGTGCACCTCAATGGCCTTTTCATAATTTCGGCCGTAGAGGTCACAGAGGTGGAACCGGGCAGCGAGGAGCTGGGGCCGGAATATCACATCAGCGTGAGCAAGATGGGGCAGCGCTGCAGATCCGCCGAAGCATCGTGGGTACTGGCCCAGTTCGATCTGCTCGATGCCACCGAGGATAACCATGTGCCGAGCGGGCGCGTGCGCAACTTCTGGCGCCCTGTCGCTGATCGGCTGAGCGGCTACACCTGCCCGTGCCAGGACAACGAGCCGGCCATCCGGGAGGACAAGGGCGATTACGTGTGGCGAGGTGTGACGCGATGACCCAATCCGACCGACTGCGCCGCTACAACCGCTGGCGCCGCGGGGACAAGCGGCTCAAGCAGCCAGACCCGACCGCGCTGGGCGAACTGATCGATGGCGCGGCCGATCGGCTGGAGGTGCTGGAGCGCGAGCATCGGGATTACTTCGATCAGTGGCACGCGGAGCGCAGGAGGCGCGAAAAGCTGCTGAGCGACATCGAGCGCTGCTATCGGATGCTGCTGTCAGAGCCGGACACGAAAGGTGCGCTGGCCAAGGCGGAGAACATTCTTCGTGAGGCCATCGCGGAAGCGAAGATCACGACGGCCAAAGCGCGCAGCGGGGAGAAAGTCTGATGTCCGCCCTGCCCGCCTTCGACGACAGCCCGCAGGCGAATCCACCGCGGGCGAAGGCCGAACCGTGGCCCCGGCTCATCCGCATCAGCCGCGCGCACACCTATCTGGGCATGTGCCGCCGCGTGTTCGACGCCACGGTGCGGCCGCACGTGCGGGTAGTGCCGATCGGCAAGCAGGGCAAGGCGGTCGACCGGCACGAACTGGACACCTTCGCCGACGCGTACATGAAGCGCCACGCAATTGACAAGGCGCCGCCCCCGGGCAATCCTGAGCCCGCGAGCGAGCGCCGCCATGCAACAGCAGGAGCAAAAAAACCATGGCGAGAACGGGAAAACGGATGTCGGGCCTCACGCAAAGGGACGGCATCTGGCACATCAACAAGGTCATCGACGGAGAACGGATTTACAAGAGCACTGGAACTGGTTCGCTCGAAGAAGCCGAGCAGATCCTGATTCACCTGCTGGACCAGCGCCGGCAGCAGAAGCTTTTCGGCGTCCGGCAGGTGAAGACCTGGCGCGACGCCGCGACGCGGTATCTGCTGGAGAATCAGGACATGCCGTCAATCGGGCTGACGGCCACGTACCTGGAGCAGCTGGACCCCTTCATCGGCGAACTGCCGGTGACGCACATCGACGACGACGCACTGGAGCCGTTCCGCCAGTGGATGCGCGAGGGCGGCAAGATGGCCAGCGGCAAGACGAAGAAACCGTCGTCACCGCGCACCATCAACATCGCCCTGCAGCGCGTCGTGCGCATCCTGCATCTGTGCGCACGCACCTGGCGCGACAACAACAAGCGCCCGTGGATCGATGTCGTGCCGGCGATCACGATGGAAACCGAGCGCGGCCGATCGCGCGAGCCGTACCCGATGGACTGGGACGAACAGCGCCTGCTGTTCGCCGAGCTGCCGGACTACCTCGAACGGATGGCGCTGTTCAACGTCAATTCGGGGGCGCGCGAGCAGGAGGTGTGCAAGCTGCGCTGGGACTGGGAAGTGAAGGTGCCCGAGCTGCAGACCAGCGTGTTCATCGTGCCGCCGGAGTTCGGCGGCCGAACCGAGCAGTCCGGCGTGAAAAACCGGGAATACCGGGTGCTGGTGCTGAACGACGTGGCACGCGGCGTGATCGAGGGGCAGCGCGGCCTGGACGACGAATGGGTGTTCCCGTACGGCGACGAGGGCGGACCGATGCACCGCATGAACGCCACCGCCTGGCGAAGCGCCCGCAACAGGGCCGCCGAAGCCTGGCAAGCCGAGTTCGGCAAACCCGCGCGGCAGGGCTTCAAGAAGCTGCGCGTGCATGACCTGAAGCACACCTTCGGCCGCAGGCTGCGCGCAGCAGGCGTGCCGAAGGAAGATCGTCAGGCGCTGCTGGGCCACAAGTCCGACAGCGTGACCACGCACTACTCGGCCGCCGAACTCGACGGCCTGATAGCGCAGGCGAATAAGGTATCGACCGCGAACCGGACGACGCCGACGCTGACGAT